CGTGAAAATGACCGACCATCCCGCCGCCATCCTCGCCTACCTCCGCCAATGTTCCGCAGCGCCAACGGAAGGCGCAATCTGCAAGGCGGTTGGCCTCAAGCTTTTCCGCGCGCGCCCGTTCATCGACACGCTCGCCGCCGCTGGCCTAGCGGTGATCCACCCGCCGAGCTACCGCGACACGTCTAAGCGCGTTGTGACCTATTCCGCAACCCGTCCGCAGCGTGCTGGCGTTATGACCGGCCTGCACGGCGTGAGCCTGCCCCACACGGCATCTAGGCACATGGAGGCGGCAGGGGTAGCACCCCAGACTAGCGGGGCTGTGGTGGCGCTCACAAGGGCGGGCGTGGCATACTCCGCATTTGCAGCGCGACGCCACGCCTACCGCGAGGACTGCCTCAGCGCGATTGACGACCGGTCGCCGCACGCTGTGGATGCGGACTGGCACCAAGTGGGGAGCCGGATTTAGCCAAAATAAAAGCTTGCGCGCCGGGGGCGATTGCCCCATGTTGTTTGCAGCGGGGCAGCACGCCCCGGCACGCAGGGAGATAGCGACATGACACTTCACGAAATGAGCGCAAAACTTATCGAGCGCGGCGCTTGCCGAACTGTCGATTGGGCGGGGGCCTACGACATAAGCATTGCCGAGGCGACGCGGATTGCCACACGCTCCGGCAGCGCGGACGATTTCGAGCGCATTTGGAGTGACGAAACCTGGTGGCGCGACGCGGAATGACCCACACCGAAATCAGAGCGGCCCGGCTCGCGCTGGGCCTTGAGCCGGATCAGCTTGCCAAGCTGCTAGATGTTGGCAAGCAAACGGTAACGCGCATGGAATCGACCCCAGACCGCAGCAAGCACCGCGCGCCAGCAGTTCGCATGGTGCGGCTGATCCGGGCGTATCTTGACGGACACCGGCCCGTCGATTGGCCGACGAAGGAGGGGAAAGCATGAACACCCATGACGCCACCCTCGCCGCGCTGACCGCGACCCGCGCCTGTGGTGAAGGGGTTTCACGCCGCAGCCGGTCGGCCCGTTACCCTTGAGCCGACCGGCTGCGGCGGTCAAAGGGAGCTTGACCGCCCGCGCAACCCGTGGCACATTGGCGTTGTCGGGTTGTCATGTGCCTGTCGTCTCCTCCTGCGACTGCCGCCTCCTGCCAACGCGGGGGGCGGCTTTTTCGTTTATAGTGGGCTAAATTTAATAAACAAAACGCTTGCGCCGGGGGGCAATCGCCCCTATATTAAATGGAGAAGAGGGGAACAACACCCCGCCAACCCAGGAGCAAGACACATGACCCGCACCAGCATCACCCAGACCGGCACCGACGTCACGATCACCTGCATTGACCCCCGCACCGGCGAAGCGCGCATCGAATCGTTCACGATGCGCGGGCAGGCTTCAGGCTACGTCTGGCGGTGGACCGACGACGGCGGCGTTGAGCAGGCCGCAGGGTCGTTGTTCGGATCGCGCGGAGACGCGCTTGAGAACGGACCGCGCACGAGCCTGTTGGATTTTGTCCGCAGCGAGTGGAAAACGTATCGCGCCGCGGCCGCGCGCGACGCGATCCGTGATCGGGCATAAGTGGCAACCGCGCCACAGGGCGATCCATTGCCCGCTCTGTGGCGCGAGGCTCACGCCTAGCAACCGGTCGAAAGACCACCTGATCCCGATCACGCTCGGCGGCCCGCGCCATGATGTAGACAGAAGCAGGGTTGCCACTTTATAACCAAACCGGAGGATAAGCTCATGACATCAAGCGACAAGGCGGTTCACCGCGATAATGTTACCCGAGATTTTAGGCATGGGATGCGCGGAGAAAGTGCCTCCCGCTGCATTGGCCCGATAAACAAGGGCGGCGATGTGTTCGGTCTCACAAAGGGTGACTTTTCAATGATTGACATCTTGCGGCACATCGCGCGCGAGATCGGCCCTTGCCGCGTTGATATCGGAACTTGGACCGCAGCGCGAGCGGAGATCGGGCAGGCGTTTGACATGCTAAACGATAAAAACATTACGTCGATGCGTTGGCTCGTTGATCGCAGCTTTCAGGCGCGTCAGGGTAAATATTTTGCGTCCCTCTTGGATAAATTCGGGCACGACAGCGTTCGCCTTGCTAGGTTTCACGCTAAGTTTATTTTGCTGGAAAACAACCGCTATAGCGTCGCTGTCAGGACATCAATGAACCTCAACGAAAACAAGCGCATTGAATTTTTTGAAATCAGCGAGGGAAGTCCTATCAGCGGCTACCTGCGCGAGGTGGTTGATTATCACTTTGCCGCGCCGCCAGAGGATAGCTATGCTGCGTTTAAGGATTTTAAGTTTGGGGGTGACGCGCCCCGCAGCGCCAGCGTGGAGAAATTGCGCGTCGGAGGTTGGGACTGATGGCGCCTCGGGGCAGGGAATACAAGCCGACTGACGCTGACCGCATATTTGTTGAGCGCGCCGTTATGGCCGGGTCTCGGATCAACGATATTGCATCAGCGCTAAACCTCACGGACGATACGCTCCGCAAGCATTATCGGTATGAGATCATGACCGCGCGCGAGCGACTCAAGGGCGAAGCAGTGCGGGTGTTGAGCGATTCCCTAACCGACGGGTCGCTTGACGCCGCTAAATTTGTTCTAGCACGGGTCGCAGGGTGGCGGGAGTCGTCGGACCACAACCACACGTCGAGAGACGGCAGCATGTCGCCCAAGGCCGCTCTGGATATGTCCAAGCTGTCGCCCGAAGCACTGGCAGAAATTGTGGCGCTTGGCGATGCACCTGACACGGCTTGACATCATTGCCGCCGAAAAGGAACTGTGCCGCAGATCGCTGGCGTATTACGCAAGGCGCGCATGGCACGTTCTAGAGCCGTCCACACCGCTCAAGTGGGGCTGGGCGCTGGACGCCATCTGCGCGCACCTAGAGGCCGTCACGCGCGGCGACATCAACCGCCTGCTGATGAACGTGCCGCCCGGGACAATGAAGTCCCTGCTGACCGGCGTGATCTGGCCGTCCTGGGAATGGGGGCCAAAGGAATTGCCTCACATGCGGTTCCTCGGCACTGCGCACAAGCAAGACCTAGCCGTGCGGGACGCAATGAAATGCCGCCGCCTGATCACGTCGGACTGGTATCAGACACGCTGGCCGATGAACTTGATGGCGGACAATAACGCCAAGCTGCGGTTTGAAAACGACAAGACCGGGTTCAGGGAAGCCATGGCATTTGAAGGCATGACCGGATCGCGCGGCGACAGGGTTTTAATTGATGACCCGCACAGCGTCGCCGATGCCAATAGCGTGCAGAAACTTGCCACTGGCGTTGCAACATTCCGGGAAGCCCTACCGTCTCGTGTCAATAATGAAGATTCGGCCATTGTGATCATCATGCAGAGATTGCATGAATCAGACGTTTCATCCGTGGCAATTGATCTGGGATACACCCACCTGTGCCTCCCGATGCGGTTTGAAGCCGACCGCCGCTCTCCGGCCGACCCGCGCACGATCGAGGGCGAACTGCTGTTTCCCGATCGGTTCCCTGAGCATCAGGTCGCACAGCTTGAAAAGACAATGGGCATCTATGCCAGCGCCGGCCAGCTTCAACAGCGGCCCGCACCACGCGGCGGCGGCATGTTCAAGCGGTCGGATTTTCGCGTGGTGCGGGCCGAGCCTGCGGGCTATACCTGGGTGCGAGGATGGGATCTAGCCGCAACGAACGACCCATCAGCGGCCCGGACGGCTGGCGTCAAGGTCGGCATCGGCCCTGACCGGCGTATCTGCATCGCCCATGTCGTGAAAGACCAGGTGAACGCGGCCGGAGTTGAGCGGTTGCTGGGCAGCACTGCGGCTGCCGACGGGCGGGCGGTCCGGGGCTCAATCCCGCAGGATCCAGGCTCTGCTGGCAAGTCGTGGGCTTTACATCTTCTCAAATCCGCGCTGATGGGTTACAGTTACACGTCAAGCCCTGAAACGGGCGACAAAGAAACACGCGCAATGCCCCTAGCGGCACAGGTTGAGGCCGGGAACGTGGACATTGTGGCAGGCGATTGGAATGGTGATTTTTTGGACGAAGCGGCGACATTCCCAATGGGCAAGTTCAAAGACCAAATTGACGCCGCGACCCGCGCGTTCGATATGCTTCAGGTAAAAGACAATTCATGGGCTGGAACAATATGAGTATCATGGACGGCTTGCGGAACATCGTTGCCAATCTCGGCACTGATCGGGACAAGGCGTCTCACACCCATTATTTTGACACCACGATTGCTGACGATCAGCTTGTCGCAATGTATCGCACGAGCGCTGTCGCCCGCAACGTGGTGGATTTGCCCGCCGAGGATGCGACCCGCGAATGGCGCGAATGGCAGGCTGATGCGGACCAGATCACCGCGTTGGAGGCTGAGGAAAAGCGGCTCGGTCTGCAAGGCAAGACGATGCAAAATTTGAAGCGGGCGCGGCTGTTCGGGGGCGCCGCAATTTATATTGGCACGCGCGATCTGGACGCATCGAAACCGCTGGACCCTGCCAAGATCGGCAAGGGCGGCCTGTTATATTTGGCCGTCCTCAACCGCTCGGAAGTGACGGCCGGGCAAATACAGCGCGACCCGCGCCTTCCCGGCTTTGGCATGCCGGTCAGTTATCGTCTCAATCCTGCCACGGGCGCGTCGGTGGAGATACACCCCTCACGGCTCGTTATCGCCACAGGTGAGGAGGTGCAGGACGATCGGTATTCGGCACACCCAGGATGGGGCGACAGCACCCTGAACGCCACGATCAGCGCAGTGCGGAATCTTGACGCCACCATCGCCAACGTGGCGTCCCT